TTAGATCACATTTTTAGCGGAGAAAATTTCATTAAAATTATTATCTAAAGACTTTGCCATCTTCGATGCTTGGAACGACCATGTTTGTCCCTGCACCTTAGGATAATATACGAACCCACCTTTTTCACAATCCAATATTTCACGAAATCTAGCTGGATATAGTATATGTTCCTTAATCCACTCACTTTTTTTATTAATTCGCTTCTCAATATCTTTCATTGACCAATATACACCAGATAGCTCACTCTTTTTTAGTTCTTCTAGTTCAGCTTTACTAATAATAATAGATTCAGCAGGGACAGGAATTGATAATTGTACATTGAGATATTGCATAATAAATCCACCCTTCAATTAGAATTTATTTGTTAAATTATTTAGTTACTGATTTCCTTCTACTTGTATCTTAATCACTTATATTTATAACAAAAAAATAATACCAGCACTATTAAAAGTACTGGTATCAGCTATATCCAAAAATATTATGTTACTACACCTTTCTTGACTCGCGCGAATCCTTTGTATGCAGCAACATTGCCACCTACCCACACAGATCCACGGAAACATATTTGTCCTGATTTGAATTTAAAGTCGCGAGACTCTTCAACTGTCACTGGCGAGAACATTGGCATTTCATAAGCAGCAGGTTTTCCATATGCCATACAATACGTATCATTTGCCGTTCCTACCGCTGACAAGGCTGGACACGCGCTATTGATTATAAACCTAATTTCATAGCTCATATCACTACTTATTTTGCCTGTATTCCCATTGTCATCCAACTTAATTGTGTATAGTTTTTTACCATCCGTTGAACGAACAGCCGCGAATGCAGCAAGATCGAGCTTATTTAGTATCAAATATGCCCCACCCTCAACATTTTCGCTACCACCATAATTAAATACGATTTTATCAAGCGTAGTTTCGTCTATCTCAGAAATAATAATATCTGAATCGACTGGGATTACATTTGCAGGAGCTTTGAAAATACCGACAATGGAATTTGATCCACCAGCACCCATAATAATTTGTTTTGCAATTTTCTTGCGTAGAGCCGTTTGTATGCTTGCCCTGACCATGTCTTGATAACTAATTTCAGATAGTTTCATACTCTCATCCGTCATTTCGGCATATGCTGTAATCTTTGCCTTACCAATATTAACAAAGTCAGTAACTGGATCAATATCAGTATAGTCTTCTGTCTCTGATGTATAGTCACCTTCACCACTTTCAACAATAAATCCTTTATTGTATGATTCTCCACCCATTAAAGGAACGGAATTGACAACGTCAATCACAGAACTAACCTCATTGAAAGTAGGGTTCATAGTTTTTGCCGAATAATTGTTTACGATCAGATTATTATTGCCAATAGCTATTGCACGAAGCTCTGGCATTTCATCAATTCCATACTCCACGGCTTCTCTTTTTTTTAGCTTAGTCCCTCGTTGCTCATATGCTTCCTGATTTAAAGGCATACTTTGTACTGATGCAGAGCCGTAATTATAACTTCCTACAGATCTCAACTGACTCCCAAAATACATAGAATTAACTTCTCGATTGTTAAGCGAACTCCCCTTACGGTAATTTTCAGCACCAGCATTTACATTTCTATAATCCCCATCAAAAAGCGCTTGGTTAGCAGCGTCAATTTCAGCATTAATCTCACTTATACGATTGAAATTACATGTTCTTAATTCAGCATCCAACTGTTGTACGTATTGCTTAATCTCATTTTCGTTCATATGTTTAAATTTGTTCATTTGTCATTATCCTCTCTTTTGAAGGTTATTTAGTAGCAGCCCACATCTAATAATAGTTGCTTCTCTTAATAGATCTCCGTCCGCATATTTTTTCAGTCTTGATCTTGCCTCAACATGTGTTTGTTCATATGCAGGCTGATCAACGATACTAATTTCAAATAATTTTCCAATTTTGGTGATCGTATTCGTATGAGTCTTTGAATCGTAATTAGAATCTGCAATTGTAAAACCGAATGACATTTTATCTAGTAACCCACTTTTTACTGCTGCGTACATCTCCTTATGTGCATCCATGTCATTTTGCAATTGCGCCCTAAAATATAACCCGTCGTTCTTCTTTTCTAGCTGTAACGACTTATTACGAGTGCGTGCAAGAACAATCGGTGAACTCATATGGTTGTACCTCATAACTACATCTGACAAATCAACGCCGTCTAATGCAGTCCTTGATATAACCTCTTTATACTGAATGCCATCATACTCATACAGTACAGTAGGTTGGTCAAATACAATTACGCGACCTTCTACAATCATTCCGTTCTGTTCGGTGTTATCTGTGCTAGCTCGATATTCGCCTCCAAGCAAATTAATCTTACTATTCATATCTTTCTCCTTACTTATCATTTTTCAACTGTTCAGCGCCATTCCAACTCAACAAACAGTTGTTTATGCTATATAAAACCAACTCTTCAATATGAGATACCGTTATCCAACGTTTCTCGGTTGGTCACTTAAAACTAATGAACATACTACATTTCGCTAATATGATAACCAAAAACAACATTCAATTTACTTTCGTTTTACTTGCATTCTATGTCATGATAACTCCTATAGAGCTTTAGGTAGCTTACATACTCACTTATATCTAAGCAGCAAATAGCAGATGAGATTCGACGATATCGCCGTGTCTTTCTATCAACAAAGCAATTCCCCAAAACATTCGATAACGACCTATTTTTTCAAACTTCATTACTTCTAGGCAATTTTCAAAATTTTAGCCGTGTGTAAAAATTGCGTCCCCCAGACGGTTATCAAGCTTTTGCTCAAAATAATTAAATGGGGGGCTATTTAAATTGATTAAATACTCTTAATGAAATAAACTATAGTGGGTAATATTTCCTATGGCAAGGAGGTGAAGGTATGACTAATTCGCAATTAACTGGAAAATACACCATTATTGCACCGGGTGAAATTGTCAGTCGAAACATCGAAATGAAAGATGGGGAAGTCACTGCAATTATAACTTATGATGAAGGCACAGTTGTTGAAATCACCATGAATTCAGATGATGTTAATTTGAACATTAACAAGCCGATTACTGTCAATACAGATGACGGTACTATTAAAATCAATAATGAGTAAAACCAAATGTCTAAGTCTAAGTCTTATTTTTCTTCATAAGACTTAGACATTCGACGTTATGCAATATAGGTTTCAAACCACTTATCGATATAACCACGCCATTCATCCTTGCGATACTTCCTAACCTCATCGACCTCTAGTAGCTCAAGACATTCTTCTTTCGTAGCCTGTATAAAGATCAGATCGTAATTCCCATTCGTCAATGCACTTCCAATTGCGCACAAGTGATGGACTTACTTCAAGTTTTCTTACAGTTCGGACTACGTTCTTTTGCCATGTATAATCACCGCCACACCACCGAAAAATGATCAATAAAATGACAATTGAGTTTGTTTTCACGTTTTTGCCATTAGTTTCCATTCATTGTTATCAAACATCCAAGCATTCATCACTAAATATGATGATTTCTATCCCAAAATTGACATTTGAATTCCTTATACAACGTATGGAAGGGAATTGGACGACTTAATGAAATCTATTGTCATTCTTAATAATTTCGTGTTTGGAAATATCTCAATTCCAAATTAGTGCGAAAATAAGGAATTCTAAAGTTCAAAATCGTCTAAAGCATCATCCAACGTATCTTGAATAATACCGATATACCGAAGAGTGATGCTCTCTTCACTGTGATTGAACAATTCCATTAGTAACGCTATGTCTTTCGTTTTTAGGTAGAAATGATATCCGAAGGTCTTCCGCATAGAATGTGTTCCTATGTCCTGAACACCATGAACGTGAGCAGCTTCACTCAAAAATTTATAAGCCGTACTTGAATCAATCGGTTCACCTTTCATGCCAGAAATATGTTTTCTGCTTCTACCAGTAAAAAGATATTCGTATTCTTGCTTTCCTTTGACAAAGTCATCTAGCGCTCTTCTTAATGATTTTCGTATCTTGATACGTTTTCGCTTCTTTGTTTTTCCTTCGATTATTTCGATATGGCTGCTCTTTACATCCCCTACGGTTAGTGTGAGGATGTCAGATATACGAAAACCAGTGTTGATTCCTACCATGAACAAGACATAATCTCGCCCGTTTTTTTGTTTCAAGTAATGCTTGATAGCCTCTACCTTGCGAATATCTCGAATAGGCTGAACGAACTTCACTACTTGTCACCGTCCTATTTAGTACTTTCTGATTCCAATAAAAATGATTTTAAAACTCTATTAACCTCAATAACTCCTTGATTAATTTTTCGATTAATCGTACTTTCGCTCATTACACTAGAGAAATGAAGAAGTGTATCTTTATAGCGAAATCCCTTGATATACCTGTATTCAATTATTTTCCTTGTTTCATCATCTTCTAAGCAATTAACAGCTAGTTCAATTTTTTTGATTGATTTTTCATAGTTAGATAGAACTTCGATTTGAGAATCGATTAATTCATGATCTTTCATTGTACTGGTAGTCCGTTTAAGTCCTTTATAGCTTTCTAACAACCGCTTAGTTTGTCTCAGCTCATTTTTATAATCCATCTATTTATCCTTTCATAACAGGTTTAGAGATATATAATTCTTATACAACTAGGTCAGCAAGAACTTCTAAATTAAAACTAGATCAGAGTTCTTAATATTTTTGTGAATTCAATAATCCCTTTATTTATTCTGCGAGATACTGTTCTTTCATCCATAATATTTGCGTAATGATTTACTGTATCTTTAAAGCGGAATCCTTTAAAGAAACGATGTTCTACGATCTCCCTAAGTTCATCATCTACCATGCAATTTAATGCAATTTTCATCTTTCTGATTTGGTTTTGATAAACAGCACATTGCTGTACATGGGTTTCGTCATTGGAATTTTCGTTCAGTACTTTAACCATTTGCTTTAGCTTTATATAGTTTTCAAGTAGAGTCTTTGTGTTGTGGATATCTTCTTTCGTTACATCTGTAACCATACTGTTATTCCACCTTTCGTAATACAAGCTGTCCTCGGCATAAATCTTTTTATGACGAGAGATAGAATTAATTAAATTCTTATCATTCTTTACATTCTTGTTAGTGTTCACTTGTTGTTCATCTGTTGTCCAATTGTTGTTCAATTGTTGTTCAATTGTTGTTCAATCTGCTGTTCACTATCTTAATAATCGCCTCATGAAAGCACTGTTATTAAACGGTTTTTATTGCCGTTTTGTTGTTCAATCTGTCGTTCGCTTTCAGATGATTTTGAACCTTGCTCTCCGATATATTGAATTTCTCTGATATTATCTTTAGACCAGTTATAAGCTGTCCAAGCTGGAGCGTTATTCTCTTTCCTAGAAACATGGTTGAGTACTCTTGGTCAGGCTTAATCCATCCTTGCATGACATCACCTCAAATCTTAGTTAGATGTTGTTTTTGGTGTTTATTGAAACCATGCTACTCCACATAACTCATTTAGTTCATATGACGTTTTAATAATGCAGAGGGAACATTTGTTCTAAATATTTATCAAAACCACTTAGAAGATGATTCGCGCCCGTTAAAACGTTGTTTGAATTAATGAAGTTCGACAACCTTGCAAATCATTCTCGGCATAGGTCTTATGGCGAGAGAAAGGATTATTTAACTTCTTATCATTCTTTACATTCTTTACATTCTTGTTTGTGTGTTTCTGTGGCGTTTTAATGTCGCCTGTTCGTCGTTTCTGTGTCGTTTCAACGTCTCTTTCGTGATGCTTCTGTGTCGCTTTTTTGTTCCAATATCTTGGAAAAATCCTTAATTATCAACGCTTTTAGGAGTATTTTCAGTGTCGCTTATTTTGACTATTTAACCTATGTGTTTCGTTGTCGTTTCAGTGTCGTTTGAGCGACTTTTCAGCGTATTTTCACTATCGTTTTAGCGATGTTTCTGTGTCGTTTATTCTGTATCACTACCTTGGAAAAAGTCATAGTTATCAATGGTTATAAGCGTCTTTTTGGTGTCGCTCTCTACTATTAACACCCCCTCTAATTCCAAGGTATTAAGGAAAGTCTGCACCTTACTATTTGACCATCCCCAGTTATTCGAAAGTTTCCGAATAGAGGTCACATACTGCCCTCTTTTTATCTCAACAAACTGACCGTCTAACATGATTTTCCGAGATTTATGAGTTGCTAATAGGAGCAAATCAAGCCATGCTTCAAATTGGCTAAATATCCTACTTTCTTCATATAGCCAATGATCCATAATTCGTCGATGTACTCTGATCCATCCTTTCATTTGAACACCTACTACTCCATCCCATTAATTTTGGAAGTTCTTACTGATTACTTTATTTAAATAAACATCACAAGGCTGCTCTTGTGGAATTAAGTGTTAATATGTATAATGTTCACAAGAGCATAGCCTCAGTTATTAAGCCGTTTCTTTGTCCGCCAAGACTTTAGGGAAACGGTTTTCATTTGCACTAACAACCTTTCCTATATGAATATGATCTAATGAAATGTTGTACAAGTCGCAAAGAATACGAGCAACACTATAGTGCATATCGCTACAATCAACCTCTGCTTTTTTAATCGTTCGTCTATGTAGCCCCGTAGCTGCAACAACTTGTTCTATCGTCATACGGCGATTTTCTCGAGCATCTTTAAATGTTATTTGCATTATCTAATCCTCCTAGTGAACGTTTATTTCGTACATTTGCTTTACTAGCCTATCAACATCATTTGCATACAATTTACAAGCAATTTCATATAGTTCTGGAAGTTTACCCATGACTTTATCAATGTAATCGAGCTTGCCTTTAATTTTAGGCTTATTACACTTGTTGTACTTTTCAATTCGAATTGAAAGATCAATGTGGTATTTCTTCTCGAATTGATAATAAAGTTCATTCCATCTTTCCTGATAATTGGTACTTGGTTTCCTAACAATACGATTAAGCGTTTGCCGTTTTTCCATTAAATCAACCTCATCAACCAAACCGACTATGACTTCATCTTTGTATTCAAGCTCCTTAAGCTGGTGGGTATTTTCCTCTTCAAGCAGCTTCCTTGCTTCCCTTTCCTCTTTCAACTGAGTAGCTACTTTAATAAGCAGATCAGGATTATCTAGCAACTCATCTGTGGCGTACAGTCCATTTTTTCGGAATGAAGGAAGCACTTCATCAAATACCCACGATTCAAATTCTTCTGCACTAGGCAACTTGGATTTTGCAATTAATCGGTATAGGTTACCTTCTGTAACAAAGTTCATTTGTTGCTTGCGCCCTAATGAATCGATGACCTCACGTTTCGTTACCCCATCCTTGCGGCAATGATCGCCAATTGCTTTATGTGGATTTGAGTATCCAAGCATTAACGCTACTTCTGTTGCTCCAAACCAAGGTTGTCCATTAATCAATATTGTTTCCAAGCTTCCAAATTGTACATTACTAAAAACTTGTAATTTGTTCATTTCCTATCTCCTTTCCATTTGATATTTTTAATAATCACAGCATGTTGCTTCGGGTTATTGAACCAAAGTCTAGCTAATTCTGATATGTACATATTTTCACACCCTTCTCTTATTCAAGTCATGAAAGTTCTCGTCCAGAAATTTTCTCATTTCAGTTGCTTTGAATATCCACCTCCCTCCTTCACACATATTAGTTATAATAATCATTTCAGTTCTATACTTCGGATTCAGAAGAATTTTCTCTATCAACCAATCTCTCTTGCGACAGGTTTCGTTTTCTAGGCGCTTCATATCCCACCATGTACCTATCGACGAATCACTCAATATTGCATCTATTTGTTGTCTAGCGATTTCTTTAACATATTGATCATCAACAACTATTTTGATAGCAGCAGAACTATTCAAACTTCTCACCTCACAAAAAAAATCACGAAACGTGCATAAATCGCTTTTTTTCTATTGCATATTATCACTATATGTGATTTAATGAGTATAGAAAAGTTCTTGAACACTTTTTCCATAAAACTTTGAGATTTTTACCTTAGTTTGGTCGCTGCCTTTTCGTTTTCTAGTTTCTAACATAGCTAGCATACCATATGATATTCCAATTTGATTTGCAGCCTCAGCTATTGTTAATCCTATGTTTTTACGAGCATTAATCAAAATCTGATTCATTGTATCACCCCCATTCAAAATAACACTATTTGTGATATATTTAGATATTACTTCACAAATAGTGATAAGTCAAGCAAGAAATCATAATTTTTTGAAAGGAGGAATTTAATATGAATAGTATTCTTGGAAGTAGAATAGCCGAGTTAAGAAAAAAGAAAAATGTCACTCAAGCTCAGTTAGCTGTGAAATTAAGTAAATCAACTAGCACTATTGCAATGTGGGAAACTGGTATGAGAGATCCTGATTCACAAATGATACTAGAACTATCTAAGTTTTTTGGTGTATCCACAGACTATCTTTTTGGAACAACCAATAATCCTATTAAAACAGAGAATGAAAATGAAAAAGCTAATAAATTATTCGATGTTATCGCTCGTGCTAATGATTTACCAGAAGAAGATATTGAAAGTGTAGTCGACACTTTAGAAGCTCTTATTAATCACCATCAAGCAAAACAGAAAAACAAGAAGGATAAGAATTGATGAGAAAAAACAGTATACCTTATAAAGCAAGATATCTCTGGGCAGTAGATAGAGCAATTCTATTTCATGCAAGTAATAGTTTTAATTGGTTTCCAATAAATCCGTATGATATTTATGAGCATTATGAATGGGCTTTATATAGTTGTCGAGAAATCGAAGCATTACGAGGAAAAAATGATCCATTAGCCAAATCAGTAAGAGTATCAGGCGTTGATGCAAAAACTTATAGATCTAGAGCAGATGGCATGTATATTACTGTTTATGATGAAAGTCAAATACCTGATCGTATTAGGTGGACATTAGCTCACGAAATCGGCCATATCGTTTTAAAACATCTCGAGGAATTTGATTTAACTGAAATTAATCGCGGTTTAAATTCAGAACAATACAGAGTGCTTGAAAATGAAGCAAATGCTTTTGCTGCTGAGTTACTTGCTCCTCTGTATATTCTCAAACGACTGAATATTGAGAATGATTATGATATCAGTAAATATTTCTTGTTATCTGGAGAAGCGTCCCGAAATCGTGCTAATGCTCTGAAAAATAACCAAAAAAAGACTTATATAAAATCAGCTTTAGTATACGAAATTATTTACAAAACTTATTTACAAAAAGTAAGCATATGCAGTAATTCTCCTGTATTGATTCTAGACATAGCAATTAAATCAGAAAATGGAGTGGAAAACATGAACAATAAAGCTCTCTTTGTTAAAGTAAATCAAGATGGACGATTTATAAATTGCCCTAAATGTGGAAATACTGATTTTTCTGAGGATGCACTTTACTGTAAGATGTGCGGAATATATTTATATAATAGCTGCGATTCCAGACATGAATATGTTCATTTTGAGTCATGCGGTAAAACAAACGTTGGCGATGCACGACATTGTGAATTTTGTGGAGAAAAAACATATTTGTTATCTGCTGGTCTAATAATGAGTTGGGAAGAATTGAAAGAAAAATATGACGATGTTAGTTTTGGCTCTATTCGAGATAGCCTTATCGATTTAACAAACAATAAACGTTCAATCAAAGACCCGCTCGATTATGACAAAAGTGATATTCCATTTTAAAGTTCGTTATTGATTCTTCAAGGGGAATCTCTACAACAAAAAAAGAACATACATTCTTATGAGGAGGATTTGTATGGCTAGTTTTCAGAAGTATAAAACAAAAGACGGTATCAAATGGATGTATAAATACTATACGTCCATCGATCCAGAGACCGGAAAGAAAAAGCAATCAACTAAGCGAGGTTTTAATTCTAAGACAGATGCGAAATTGGATTCAGCTCAAACGGAGAAAGAAATTGCAGAGGGAACTTTTGTTTCAAAAAGCGATATGCCAACCTTTGAAGAAGTGTACAAGCAATGGTATAAAACTCATGCGCCTACTGTTAAGCCAAGCACAAGGAAGTTAATTCAAACAAAATTTAACAAGCAAATTCTCCCTCAT